TATATATCCTGAAATTTGTTCTGATCCAGATGACCCCATATAGAATATATAAAATGGATTACTATTTGAATAAGTTTGCGGTATTTTAAAGAAAAATTCAAATGTCCAATTTTGAGAATGGTTAAAGATTGCTGCAGAATCAGTTGTTGATGGATCTACAGCGAAATATGTTTGTCCATTTGTTGCATTATTTCCATATGGGAAATTTATATAATCCCCTGATTTGCCACCAGCAGTTAACACTGCGCCATTAGCTGAACCTAACCTATTTCCAGATACTAGCGCTCCAAAACTTCCTGAGTTAGTAAGTGCTGATGCAGATGTGTCCATCTTAAGCCACCACATAGGTGCTGTTAAAGTTGCAATTCTGTTCTCAAATGCTGTTGGCATAATAAAAAATGGCTGGAGCCTAAGCTACAGCCATAGTCTCCTTCTTAAAAAATTCTGGTTGAATTGTTGAAATGCTTTGTCCACCTACTGAAATAACTGGAGCAAGAGAGAAGCGGGAAACTACTGGAGACAAAATGACAACATCTAGAACTGTCTCTACAGTTAGTTTTGACTCCACGATATGGCAACCTGCCATTAGTGGTCCCGCTTCTACTCTTACGTCCATGTAGCTAACCTATTACGCTACTGTGATACGAACAATACCAGTCGCATCCCATGTGATTGTAAAGTTACCGTTAGTTGAAGATTGGTCTGAACCAAAATCAACATAACCGATTAATGCCTTAGATGCATTTGTAGCACCTGAGTCATCGTAAATTACTGCATAACGTGCTGTAATTGTTGAAGAAGACCATGTTGTATCAGCAGCGTCAAGAATAATGACGTTGTTTGCTGAATCATAAGTTACAGTCTTGCTTCCAAGAGTCTGTCCACCAGCTGTGTAGCCAGTTCCAGAAACTTCATAGGTGTTCACATCATCATAGTAATCATGTGTATCCTGGTTTGGTGTGTAAGAAGATGATAGAAGACCTACCTTGATAGAATCTGAATCCCAATCTACTTCCTTGTTTAGGGCCTTAGCTAGAAACTGGCCGTATAGTTTTGATGGCATATTCTATTTCCCCCCTTATGCTGAAGTCTTCTCAACGATTGCAAAAGCCTCAGCTGCTGCAACTGCGAAGCCACGACGAACTCGTGTCTTAAGAAGAACTCCATCCTTTGAAAAGTCTGCATCACGAGATACAGCTGATTCGATTGTTGAACGAACACCATTGATCATCATATTGCGGTTACCGACAATAAGAAGTGGGTTTCCTGATGGTGTTGCTGAAGCAGCTGCTGATGTAGCAGCTCCGTAAGAAACAACTAGAGGATATCCAAATAATGATCCTGGACGTGCACCCATTGGATCTGGAAGAACTAGGTTTCCACCTGTTGTTTCCATGTTACGAATGTGTGAAAGCATCTTTGGGTGTGCGATAAATACTGTGTTAGCAGCATCAAAGTACTTGCTTGATTCAGCAAGACCAAGAGCATCTGAAATATCGTTGAATGTCAACGCTCCAGCTGTCTGAATGCGGTTTGATGCTGAGTTGTACTGTGAAACTGTGTAATACAATGAGTTGAACGGTTGTCCGTCATCTCCGTCGCCTACAGCTGTTACGCCAAGGCAAGCATTGTCATACTTACGTGCCCAGAGTGATGCCCACTCTCTCTTGTAAGTATTAAGTGTGTCTACGAGTGAATCGTTAAGATCTTCCTCTGAAATGTTGAAAATTTGTGCATACTTCTTAGCTGTAAGAACAATCTCATCCAGAGTTGTATCTGAATTTGGAATGTCTACGCCTTCTGCAACAACTACTGGTGCATCTGATACGAAGCGTGGAACGCCTTTTGTACGAGATGCCATATTCTCACGACGAGCAAAAGCTTCTACAACAGAATTAGCGATTGTTGCTTGAATAGCAACGGATCCCTTTTCTTCTGGAATATAGCCATTGTTCTCTGTGAGATCTGTGCGACCTGCGGCCATGTTAATCTCCTTTAAATTGGTTAATTTGAATTTTGAACATATAATCGTCCGAATATATTAATCGCAATCCAAATGTCCATCTGGAGTTGCATAGAACAATTATACCTTATTTTCTATCTTTTTAGTACTAATTTAGCCTGTAAATCACTTGCTGTCATTGGAGTATCTACTGGATTGCTTACACCAGCATCTGCTTTTCCTGCAACAATAAATCTAGGGTCAAATAGTTCTGGAAAGTCTGTCTTTAATGTAGCAACTTGCTCATCAAGACCTGCCACCTCAAAGTCTTCAGTCAAAGATAATGTGTCTAATTTAATATATTTAAAAAGCTTATCTCCATGCTGAATACCTAACTCAGATAGATATTTATTAATTTTTTCATTTATTAATTTAGCCTGTACTTGGGAGGCCTTGGCAGATGATTCATTTATCTGTTGTTCCAAGGCTTCCTTTTCCAGTCTAAACTTCTTGGCCTCTGCCTTCGCATTTGCTAAAGCATCTAAGACCGCTTTAGGATCACGAATTTCGTCAGATGTACCTTCTACGACATTCTGTTCTTCCATTTATTATTCTCCTGTACTATTATCAGCTGCTGCTTGCTGCAGAGCTAGGTTGTTTGTATTTAATCCAGTTCCTCTTAATGAGATTTCTGTTGAGCTTTGTGCCTGTTGAACTGCTGCGTTGGCTGTGCTAGCTTCTGCAGAAATAACCTTAGCTATTTCTGGATCATAGTCTAGTTCAAGAAGGATCTGCTCTAATGGCATTCCTACTGACTTCTTACGAACTGCTACATCCCAATTGTCTACAGCGTCTACTGTTTCAATTGTTGCCCAGTCAATATCAATATTTGCTGTAATGCCTTCAATCTTAAGCATGAATAAGAACAAATCTCTCCATGAAGACTCAAATGACATTTGGCGATTCTTGATTTTCTTTGTAAGAGGTGCTTCTGAAACACGAAGAGCTTGTCCTGATGGCAAATATCCTGTGCTTGAGAAATAATGTACTGGTGTTGATGTAATTGCTGCCATTTGGTTTACAAATTCATGAACTGGCTTTGTAAATGTATCTGGGTCAGCCGCTGCAAATTGTCCAACTGCTGTAACTCCTTGTAAGTACCAAAGTTGTCCTGGACCATTTTGTAGAGCTGCAATATTTTCTCTAGCTGTTTCTCCCTCTGAGAAATCATCTAGTTCTGCTGTAGATCCACCGTTTGCAAGAGCATAGCGCTGTGGAGCACCTTGATAATCTACAGTAAGCATGTGGGTAGAGATCAATTTGTTAATTGCATCTTGTGGTCCAAATGCGTCTGCATGTTCTGGACGGCCATAAGGCTTGTGTGTGCGGAAATGGAATACAGGAATTTCTCCCCAAGGATTAGGAACTGTATCGTATAGATTAAAGTTAATTCCTTGAGCTGATCCTAGATATTCTACTTCTCCCATACCTTCATACTTTTCAATTCTGTCTGGGAAGTAAAGGTTAAGATAAACTTTCTTTACATTGTAATCAGCATATTGCCACATCTTAGCTGCAAATAGCTTCTTTCTTGGATTCTCTTGGTCATAGATAATTACTGTTGAAAGAGGTGAGTTGTAATCAATTGCCATCTTTCCAGTCTCATCTGGCCATACAATTGCGTAGGCATCACCATAAATAAGGGCATTTCTATGAATTTCGTTCATATCAATCCGAATATCTGGCTGTTCAAGCAATTCTGAGAAGTATTCGTCTGCTACAGGTGAGTCTGACTCTACTTGTTCGATTTCAAGTCTGTTTAGAACCGCATCAACAACAGTTTTGCTGAAGTTAAAGCGGAAATCGCCTGTATTGTTTTTAAATAGTTTAAACCATCGCTGGTTCAAGAAAAGTTCTGGCTGTGTGCCCTCATAATATGTCTCAGAGCGATTATAAGCTTCTCTTTTAGTAATAATATAGTCTATTGCTAGTCTAATATAATCCATTTTTATCTCCTTAAGTAATTTAATTGTTTAGCAAGCACTTTAGGTGTCTTATTGTCCAAAAAGTACAATATACCTGACACAACAGCGTCAAGAACGTCATCGTGGCTTACTTTTGGAAAGCTCCACATCTGTTCTTCAAGGGCTGGGAAGTGTGAAACATGGCATACCTTACCTTGTTGGTAGTAATTTAATGCCTTCCCTGCTCGTACCTGCTTTGATACTGATTGTCGTATTGATCTATATTTTACAGGAATATCTTTAAATACATCCTTCCATAGATCTCCACCCTGGTTGGTTTCAACATATATGACACCAGGATCATATACATCTACGAGTATTGCAACTCGTTCAGATAACTCTGACGGAGATACTTTCAGCTGAAAAGCATCTCTTACGTAGATATTGTCATCTTCTCCTCTGCTTAATACGGCAATGCCAGTATAGTCAGAAATCTTTCCCTTGGTTACAGCTGGGTCAATAGAAATAATGGTATTTCCATATTCACCTTCTTTAATAATTACATCTTCGTATGTCCAGAAGTTGCCATCAAGGTTTACTGGCTTATTCATGTAGTTCTTAGCAAAGTCACGTAGGTGTCTTTGGCTATTGAGCCACTCTAGAGGCCATTTCTCAGGCCATACAGAGCGTTCTGAGCCATCATCTGCTGTCATAATGGCTGGATAATAGTGAACGTCTACATTCTGGTCTGAAATCCATTCTAAAGCCTGATCTCTATTTCCTTCAGCATACTTTCTGAATTCATCCATCATAGAGTTAGGCATAGTTGTTGTGCCCACAATAATCATACGGGCATAGATATTCATAGGAGCAATGTCGTCAAATACCGTTCTACGCTGTTGACCTGCCTGATATTCGGAGTAATTCTTTTCACCCTTCTCAATATCGTCAAGAATAATGAGATCAGGACGTTGCCCAAATACTTTCTTACCCAGAGAGTTAGTATCAATACCATTAGCGTCAAAGATAAAATCATTTGCTTGAATAATACGCCAAGCATTTGCTGCCAAGCTACGCCCAGTTGAACCGACAACTTTAGGTGTGCATAATTCTGGGTAATCTGTCTTGAGATATTCATTTGTCTCCAGTTCATTTTTAAAAGTTAATAAGTGAGTCTCAGCCTGAGATGCAGCGTCTGAGAAAGCAGCTACGAATTTAATATGACCATGGGCGGCGGCCCACATAGGAAGAATCAAGAAGATCCAAGTAGACTTGCCACATTCTCTAGGTGCAATAAATGCATCACGATTTTGTTTAGGAGCAGTTGGCTTATTGATCCAAGTCTTTCCATATTCAGCAAGATCCCAGTGAAATTCCGAAAGAGTAAGTTCGTCATCCATATTTTTTAAGTGATGTGGCAAATACAGCAAAGCAAAGAGCATAGGATCATAT